AAATCTCGGGCGACGACGATTTTCTAAAATATGTGTGCCAATAAACTCAGCCCATTTGTCTGCATTTTGTTCAGTGACTCTAAAATCATAAACTTCAGGTGGAACAAATGCCTTGTTAGTATCTTCAAATCTTCCTTCGTCGATTGTGTCTACCCAAATAGTCCAATCTGCTTTGAAGTTATTTCGTTGTTCCACTAAGGGTGCAACAAAATCGCAGATGACAAAATCTCCTGTGCATTTTAGTGCAAATTCTGCCATCCGCAAACTTTGACGAATACGGCCTTCTCTACTAAAATCCCAATCATTAAATCGCTTACGTATTTCGTCAGCATTGAACCAGTCTACTTTTGCCTGCCACGATGTCGGTGGCATTTCTACATGCAATAACTGCTCCATCGGCATATGACTAACATTAGAATAATCTTCGAGATATTTCTTTAGTGCAGTTGCCAAATAAGTTTTGCCTGATCCAGGCAGTCCCATGATTAAGATTTTTTGCATTTTTATCCGTTTAAAATTTCTGTAACTTTTGCAATTAAGTCAGCATTGTGCCATGTATCGCGAACTGCATCATATGCATCGCCTTCCCAAACAGTAACTCCGCGACGACCAGATCCGCGTGTTTCTGTGCGTCCGTCTGGATATGTTTCAGTAGTAAATGGACCTAATTCAATTTCTACTTGAACTCTGCGATTGCGAAGATCTTCTTGAATTTGCTGAATTGTGAATTCAGTTGTTACTCGGCGCTCGCTTAAAACGATTTCAGTGTTTAACGATAATGTATCTACAATAGTTGTCATGTTTTTCTCCTTAATGAATACTATAACCTAATTATTTATAGCTGTCTAGATAACACAGGTATTGATTTTTTAACAGAACTACCAGTAATCCATGTTAACTTATGTCGTTGATCAAAGTTTTGTTTCCAAAAACTCATAGGACTGTATCGATCCCAAAGTTCTCCGGGTAATATACTACGACGATCTTGATATTCTACTTTCCTGCGAACTGTGTGCAATCCTGTAATCTTGGCTTGATTATCAAATTCGTCGTAACTGTCTTCTACATTGTTAAAATCGTGGGCATACCATGGTTCTCCTAAGAACTGATAAATTTGTTGCATTGTTGCTGTTGGATTATTAACCAATGTGTCATATTCAACATAGCAAATATGACCAATCTCATTCGAGAACATGCTTTGTTGCACATTGATTAATGGGCCGTGAACATATCCTCCAAAATTTGGCATTTCTCCCATTAGCATTCTGCAACGTTCATGAACATTACCCAATGTTTGATGATGATACAGCGGTTTAATAGTATACGGATTCTTAGCATTCAGTTGTTCAAAACTATCTAAAATCCAAGGCACATCTCTAAGACAAACAATCATCTTAAAGTTAGGGAACAAGTCCTTTAGCAAACTTGTATCAGATGCCCAGCCGCGATTAGTGTTAAAACATACTTCGCGATCATTTTTGTAAAAGCTATTAAACATATCTTTAATAAGTTCGCGACGCTTTTCGATAGGCACCGCAGCATCCATACCTACAGCAGTATTTGTATCGCGAATAATGCTGTGTGCATATGAGTGCAACGGATCACTAATTCCAGATGTAAATCTAGGATTTTGTTTCAAGATAGAACTTAACAATGTTGAGCCCGATCTTGGTAATCCTGAAATAAAATGATAAGTTTTATTCATTAGTGTTTCTTAACAAGTTTGCCAACTTCAGGCAAATACAAATAGTTAATGTCGCTGTTAAACAGTGTAATCAACGCATCAATTACAGACTCAACTAATGGTTGGCCTGCCAAGTTAAAACTTGTGTTGAACACTAATGGAACACCAGTTAACTTATAAAACTCTTGAATCAAGTTATAATAGTGTGTATTTTGTGTTGCATTAACAGTTTGAACTCTGCAGGTATTATCCACATGAGTAACTGCTGGAATTTGTGCAACTTTGTCCGCACGAACATCTACAGCATACATCATAAACGGACTTGACTCCATACCTGCCATGTCAAACCATTCATTAGCGTGTTCTTCTAAACAAGATCCTGCAAATGGACGGAACCATTCACGACGCTTAACACGATTAACAAAGTTTTTGCCATCAGGTCTGCGTGGATCAAATAAGATACTACGATTACCCAATGCACGCGGGCCTCCTTCTGCACGACCTTGAAATAACGCTACAATGTTGCCTCGATCAATAAGCTGTGCAATATCAGCCGGTGTTGCGTCAACAATATCTGCATTTAATTTTTGTTGTTTGATAAGATCTATCTGATTATAATCAGGCGGAGCACTTAGGTAAACAGTTGCTAAAGGTACAGGAGTGGTGTTTTGCGAATGCTGAAACCATGCGTATCTTGCAAGACCAATAGCAGTACCGCCGTCGTGTGCAATCGGATCAATATAGAACTTTAAGTTAGGAAAACGCTTCACAAACTTGTAATTTGCCACACAATTTAGACCAAATCCGCCAGAAATGACCACATTTGTTTCGCCAGTAATATCAACAGCCTTTTGTATTAGATCATACATTTGCTGTTCAACTGCATTCTGAACATGATATGCTAGATTCTTATCTACATCACGCACTAGATTAAAATCATTGTGCCATTCTTTAGGATCAGTAAATCGCTTTAGATAAGGATTACGATTTTCGTCAATTTTTGCACCGGCAGGATAAAGAGGCATCAACAGATTTTTATTGCCTTTGCCATTGATAAAAAATTCTGGAATATTTTCATCATACGATCCATAAGGTGCAAGACCCATAGTTTTGCCAGCTTCGATAAATCCGAACCCTAAGTAGTCACTAACTGCTTCATATGCTTTAGTAATAGTAACACTGTTATCAAACTCTTGAATACCATTATCATAGTATGCAGCATTTCCATCTGCATAACGTTTGTAGACTGCATTAAACTCGTGCGGATAACTGCACTGATAGATTGTTTCTGTTTCAAATCCACCTACTGTAAATTGATCATTTACTTGTTCTTGATGAAAAGAGCCAGCACCGTCTACAATAATTGCTGCTGCTGTGTCAAATCCTGAACCATAAAATGTGCTGGCTGCATGACCAAAGTGATGCAAATGTCCCATCTTAGTCACTTTAATATTGGGATTAAATTTTCGTGCAAGTGCAGTGTAAGCATCTTCGCCGGTCCATGGTAATTGTGCCAACTGATTAGTAGTTCCGCCGATCACTAGCTCATCAACTACATGGTTAATCAACACATGCACCATTGCTCGAAACGGATTTCCGTCGTATTTCATACGACTTAGTCGCTCTTCTTCAGAGTAGTAGATAATTTCGCCGTCTACTACTAATGCTGCCGAGCCATTGTGACCCGGGTTAATTGCTAAAATGCTGTATGCCATTATTTTGTTTTTCTCTCGATATCTGCTACGATGCTGTTATAGATAGTATTCAACTCTACATCACTAAAGTTCATTGCGTTTTCGTTTAATCTATTTGACAAGCTAACATCTAACCCTGCAATTCGAATAGGACTGTATTTTCTAATCTTGCCCATATCAAT